GATCGGTGAATTCATCCCAATCTTCTTCAGAGTTCAGCACAATTCGCCCATGCTCAAACCGCCCTTGGAGACTCCAGATGATTCTGTCTGTCTTTTTCCTGTTGCCATGCGTTAGGTCAACTATGTGGGAATATACATTATTTTTCCGCATCAGGTCACTGAGGTACGGCAAAACAGCGTTTTTAAGCGCCCCACGCTCGATTCCCACCGAAATTGGCCTGTAATCCCGCATCTTCATCAGGATTTTGGCAGCAGTTTCCCGAATGTCCCATCGCCCATGGTCAATCTCTTTGACAAACCACTTGCCATCATCAGTGACTTTGACCACTGCAATGGCACTCTCATCTAGTCTTTTCTTTGCGTTAGCAGCTTGTTTAGCCACTTCTTCAAATCCTGCCAAGTCGATTGCAATGAAGTAACTACCATACTCAGGTTCCACGCCATATTTGATCCAATCTTCTTTAAAAACATCACTACCTGCGTTGTCAAAGGATGCCAAGTACTCTTGCTTGAAAGCAAAGGAACTCAGCGTCTTCTTGGCAGACTCAATCTCAGTTGGGTCTATCAATGGGTTGTCTTGGGTTGTGAAGTGCCAGGACTTCCAATCTGGATCAGTCTCCTCTTGGCCCATCTTGAACAGATCATAGAACCAGTTGCGACCCTTGGGAGTACCGATGAATATGGCTCTGCCCTTTTTGTCTGACAAAGAAGCCCTGATAACCTGCTCCCAGGCTTCAGGCTTAATGTCCGCAACCTCGTCTAGCACCGCATAGGTCAGGGACACACCCCGCAGGGTATCTGGTCTATCAGCACCACGAACATAAATCTTTGCACCATTTATCATGGTTATATCCATGTTGTTGATATGACTGGCTTGGATAACATCCCGTCCAATCTCTAACAGTACATCCCACACAATTTGTCTTGCTTGCCCGTTTGTTGGGGCCACATATAAAACTGCGCTACCAGGAGGACACTTCAAAGATTCAATAATCAGTATTGTTGCTGCAAGTCTTGATTTACCACATCGCCGACCAGCAGCCACAACCTTAAACCTTGTTTTGTCAGCAAAGACTTCTTGTTGCCAAGGAAGGAGTGAGAAGTTGAGGTCACTCATATTGTGCATCCTTCATGGTATTTTCTTTTTGCCTGAAGATATGCCTCATGCGCCTCATTCTCGCCTGAAAACATCCCTAAGTGGATTTCTTTTTTGTCAACAACAATTCTTGATCTAAACGGCTTATCTTTGTTTTTACCTTGATTGGCAAAACTTACGCCTAGCTTGCTTGATGATGTTCTATTTTTTTTAGCTTTGGTTTGATTTTGCAAGTTTATTGTTTGCCGAACATCTCTTAAATTCTCAATCCTATTGTCGTTTTTTACGCCATTGATATGGTCTATGTAGTGTTTCGGCATTTCACCATAAACATACAGCCAAGCTAAACGATGAGCAAGAAAAATCTTTCCTGCAATCATTACTTGAACATATCCATCTGGTCTAGCAACTCCAGTAACCGATCCAGCAAGATACTTGCGCTTTGGATGATTTTTTATGCGCGTAAATATTCCAGTTTGTTTATCGTATGAAATGTTGCTTTTAAGTTCTTCAACAGTCAAGATGCGATTCATTTTTATTCCTGGTTACTATTCTTTATAGTATACCCAACATCTTCTGCTTCGTCAATTATTTTTGATTGTTCAATCTCAACACCGCCGATTCCAGTGATTGTTATGTTCACAGCATTCCTTTGCTTGCCTTCTTTCTCAAACAATGACACAGGCAACATCCTATCCATACAGAGTTTGAGCATAGCCGCCTGTGCTGGGTGTTCATCATTCATGGCAATCTCAATTGCTTTGTGAACGACATTGGAACCTGCACTGTTTATCAGGAGGTCTTTGAGTTCTTTGATGCGCTGAACTTCAGTCTTTGGCAGGAGAGCCGCAGGTCTTTCAGCATAGGTAGACATAGTGAACTTCTTGTTCACAGCACCTTTGGGGCGACCCTTTTTCTTTAGGTTGTTTGGCAGTGCATCAATCACATTCATACTTTACCCAGTTATGGAAGTTTGGTGAACTATACATTGTTTGACAAGTGGGGTAAACCCTAGTACAATGCAACCATCTGTTCTAGCCAGATAAGCCTTTTAGAAGTGGTACAGCCCTGGGGATACTCAGGGGCTAGACTGTATCACCCCTAAAGGGCTTTTTTCATGGCAATTGAGCTTACTCCAGAAGAACAAGCTAACAAGCGTAGGATCACAAACCTAAAGGTGGCAATCCACCACTGGAAAGGTAGTATCTCAAACGCTGCACTTGGTCTGGCAGTAGAGAAGAAAGGTCTTACAAATCAACAGTCTATTAGAAAACAGAAGCGCAAGGAACAAAAGAAGGCTCAAAAGACCCTGAATTCGTTTGACAAGGGTTTCCTTTTCTAATACATTGTCAACAAATGGGTGTCGGTACAGCTACCCGACTCAACAGAGGGCGAACCTGCAAACCCCTGTTATGACCGCAGAGAAGCTAAGTAGAGAACTTAGAGTAAGCCTAGAAGTAGGCTCTCCCTGTGGCAGACACCCAAGCGGCTATCTGCTAAGTTTTTAAGCACTCGACATACCTCGGGTAGCCACTCCGTGCCCAAATGAAACTTGTCCTCCAGCTAGAGACAAGACTACCCAAAGATTCAACCAACTCCTTTTCTTACCAAAGATTAGGCTAATTTGGCTTTTCTTGTGGGTGGGAGGCTCCACAAAATCTCTCACACCACGACCACCCCCTCCCCCCCATGTTTGTTAGCGCACACTTACTTAACAGCAAGTAAGCACCAGCTAACCTAGATGTTAGTGAGTACACGCTAACTTATAAGTGAGTGAGTGATTGCTAACATAGTATGTTAGTGGTTGCTCACAAGGTTATGCAGGAATTGCATAATGATAGTGAGTGCTCACTAAGCACCATCATCAGGGGACTTCAGGGTAAACCCTAATCCCAACACTTTCACCATGTGGAATAAATTAGAGTTACATTTCATGTTGTGAGATATTATATAGGGGTTATTACTATTAGGGTTTTCATATTGCTGATTTTCTTGTTTAAAATCAACGATGTATAAAAACTGGCACGAATCTTTCACGCTATATATGTGAGAGCCTAAAAAAAACTCTCGTTCAACAACATTCTGAAAGGCGTCACATGAGCAACAACATCACAAGAGAACAATGGCTCTCCAAGGCCACCGAAGAACTCAGAGCATTGTTTAAACATCACGGCGAGGCTCTCCCACACGAAGTGCGTTCATCGTGCGGCTTCCCTTCCAAGGGCGCACTGGGCAACCGCAACCGCACACTGGGCCAGTGCTGGTCAGCCACCGCATCCGCTGACAGCCATGCTGAAATTTTCATCTCGCCTACCATCTCTGACAGTTCACGGGTGCTCGACATCTTGGCTCACGAACTCATCCACGCCATCCACCCTGGTGATGGGCATGGCTCAAAGTTCGGGCGCACGGCTCGTGCCATTGGGCTTGAAGGCAAGCTGACAGCGACCACGGCTGGCCCTGAGTTCTTGGCCTGGGCTGAGCCTGTCCTGGCTCGCCTTGGTGCTTACCCTCATGCTGACCTGGTGCCAGCAAACGCTATCAAAAAGCAAAGCACACGCATGCTCAAATGCCTGTGCACTGAGTGCGGGTACATCGCCTACACCTCAGGCAAGTGGCTGGCTGAGATGGGCGCACCTCACTGCCCTGACCACGGCGAGATGTCAGCGGCTTGACAGCCCAGCTTGAGCGAGCGTGACAGGCTCGCTTGAGGTGCACTGTCGCACTATTTGAAAGGCGTTCAAAATGACAAATAATTCTCTGACACCTCATGAGTTCTACTTATCCGCTTGTGAACTCAGCACAGGACAACACGGCTCGTTTGCTGAGGCCATCGGCGATGCTTACATCGTGGCTGACAAGGGCAACAGCCAAAAACTGGCGGATGCCTTCCCTGAGCTTTTCTTGCGTGGCTGGCACTGGGTGCAGTCCAAGCGCATGACGCAAGCTGGGGAGAGCCAAGATGCTTAACTTCAACACTGAGAACCTGGGCGAGTTCCAAGAGCACGAGCGTGGGCGCTGGTTCACCTATCGGGCCACCTCAAATCCTTGGGCGTTGGCACATGGCCTGACTCATGAGGTTGATGTGCTCGATGGCGTGAGGTTCGCCATTGTTCGCAAGACCTGCGCTCAAATGTGCTTGTCTGAGGGTGATTCAGGCGAGCCACTGCTTGAGCGTTGGAAGTTCAAGCGCCACAGCGTTTACCATTGACAGTTCAACCCACAAGCTCCGACCTGGGGCTTGTCAGATGCACTGTCGCATCGTTTAAACATCTTGAGAGGCGTTGACATGAATACTTATTCAATTATTTGCTGGCACAACTCAGCCACTGAGGGAACCCACCAGAGGGTTTTACACAGCGCCCGCACTAAGGGTCGAGTTCTGCGTGAGTTCGAGCGCTCTTTATGCTTGCCTGAGCGTATGCGCTCGTTCACCAAGCACAATTTAATTCAGCTTGTGCATATCGACCAAGGTGTTATTGCCTCGTTTCCCGCCTCACTGCGTGGGAGCGTTTAAACATGATGACCTTACAACAAAGCGCCGAACTTAATTGGCCCGAAGATGAGGCCAGAGCACTAGCTGATTTTGCTCTCGACCTGTACGAGTCAGATGGGCATGACCTGTATCATCGTTGGCTCATGCGTGAGCGTGACCATTTCTGGAACAAAGTATTCGAGCATGATGCCTTGCTTATGAGCAGGTTTTCCGACCTGTTTAATAAACTGACAGCAAAATCAACTAATTTATACATTTAAAAGGCGTTTAAACATCATGCACCCATCAGACAAAATTGTTATTATTGGCTCTGCCCTGGCTTTCCTGGCCTTGGCTTTCATCATGTGGACAACTTAAAAGGCTTAATTATGACCACCGACACCACCACCGAACTTGAAATCAAAGCAACCACTATTGGAACAATAGACAATGGATGCGATGGCTCTCAACAGTATATTTTGCTGACCTGTTTAAATGACTCATTATTTGAGCATGAGGCTTATGCTTGGCTCATGCCAAAGGTTTATCGAGACACCAACACGCCTGGCGGTTATTTCTGCCACATTGTCGAGACAATTCAAAAGCGTGACGACCAAGTAATTTGCATCGTTCACCACCAGTTCGACAATTAAAACCAAGGCTCAAGGGGATTTTGTCCCCTTTGGCCTGGGCTTTGCCTGGGGTTCTTCAACTTTTTAAAAGGCGTTCAAAATGTCAGCTTTCATCGTCACCGACACCCATATAAATGCTCTGGTTCGATATGCCTCACGGCATAAGTTATCAGTTTTTTTCAACAGGAAATTAGGTTTCCCGTTTGGAAAAGAGCAATTAAAAACTTACGGTAATGAGCAAGCCATTGCCCAAATACTACTAGACGAAAATGTTAAAAGCGTAAATTATCGTTATCGTGATAATGAGGTTATGACAATAACTTATGACCCTGGCGCACCAATATTAACGGCAATTCAGGCAATTAAAGCGGCTCAGTGCTTGAAATATCAATCAAATGAATGCGATGATTTTGAAGAATCCATAGCGTTTAAACTGATTGAAGCAATCATTGCAGACGCAATCCCACGGCTGGAAGGTTATGAATCCGCAAGCTGGGCCATTGCAGACAAGGTGGCAGCATGACACAATCTCAAGCCCTTACCCATGCCCTTGTATTGGCAATAATCGCTCCAGATGATGATAAAGCAGCCCAAGCATCAACCCTTGCAAGTCAAATAGCCCAAGGGCTAACCAAAACCCAAGTTAATCGCTGCAAAGCCCAAGCATTAAAGATACTAGGGGAAAACCCTTGATTTATGCCACTCTCGCCCTAATCCTCCGCATCCTAACCCGCAAAAAATGAAAGGTTTGAAATGAACACAATATCCACACAATTAGATTATAAAGTTGAGTTAATTGGTGAAATTAATAATGGGGATTATGTAGATCAATATTTTAAAATCACTCGATTAGATGATGATTTAAATTATGATGATGTTTATAATTGGTTGCGTGACGAACATTATTATGATACTAATCGCATGGGTGGCTGGTTTTGCCACACTGTCACCATTTGCCCAAATCCATATCATGCCGAAACTTGCATTGGAATAGTGCACCATTCACAAAATGTTTAAACTCATTTGAAAGGCTCAATATGAATACTCAGATTAAAGAAATCAACGACAAAATTATGCAGAAATGCAGCTTTGTCTCATTGGAATCAATTGATGAAACAGGGTTTTGTTTTGATTTAAGGGTGGACAATATTATTTTTGGCCCTTGGGGAATCGAAAATGCCTATGATCGTTCAATCACAGAAGGGGAAATGCCCATAGGTGAATTGCGAGACAGGGGCATGAATAAAGACCAAGAAATCCAACTCATGCAAGAAATCAACAATGCCATGTCAATTTGTGAAGACTTAACATCATAAGTTAAGAACCACTCACTTAAGCCGCCTTCGGGCGGTTTTTCTTTGCCCACTTTTAAGCCCTTGCAAGCCATTCAACATAGGGTACACAGGGTTGACCAAGAAAAGCCCTTCTATGCCACTTCTAAGCCCCTTGGCAAGCCCTTTTGTGGTCAATCATCATCTTGGTTTGGTAGCGTGGTGACAAGGCCCACATAGTTTAGGTTCATTTCTGGTTCAAGTCCACAATTCCAGAAGTGCCCTGCTTGATCGATGGCAACCTTCAGCCCTTGGGTCATGTTCCCATTTCCGATCAATTCCAGAATGGCCCTTTGTTCTGGGCTTAAATCCAGTTTAAAGTCCGTCTGTGTTCGGTTTCTGTTTATCTTGTTTGCCATTTACCATGTCCTGCCAATATAGTGCCATGAGCAATGCTTCCGCCCTGTTTCCATCTTTTTTACGGGTCAGTTTTGCTTCAGGCCAAAATGATCGGGCTAAATCAAGACTTTCATTTTTATCTGCTGATAAATGAAAATGTTTCTTCCATTTTTGTGGCGTGACGAATGATAGAGGGGCAGTTAATTCGGCAACCGCTGAGATAACCCCAACAGCCCTGCCAAACTGAAAACTACTTGCAGAACCATTGCCTGGGAGTGACCAAACATATTCCATGCAGATTTGGGCATCTTCTTTTGGGTCAATTATTTTCAACAAGTGATTTTTGAATACAAGCGCAAGAATGTGTTTGTCCTTGTGTTGTATTTCAAATGAATCAAGATAATCACCCCTTGCATCCAATGCCCCAAGTGCGCCAGATATTGAACCTGGGTCAATTCCGATCCAAATTGTCATTGTGGGCCTTCATGGTGTTGATTAAATCGGTGGTTATCCCAAGCCATAGGTATGTTGGGCAAGCCTCCAGTTCCTTGGCCCTGTGCCATGCTTGTGCTTTCCACCCTGGCTGCTTGGCAAGGTGAACAAGCCATGCCAATGTCTCCTGATATAACCAAGGCTCTGTTGACAATGTAGAGTGGGACAGCAAGCCCTTGTTTTCTTTTGTTGAGCAAGTGGTGGGCTTCATCTTTGTTCATAAGTTGTTTTTCTCTTTTAGTTTTCGCTCAACTGTTGCGCCATAGAAAACCCAATCAGCACTCAAACAACCGCATTCAATAGCAATTTCGGTGTGCTCTTTTTCTGTTAATCCAATCCATTTTGGCTTAATACAAGGTAAATTCTTTTCCTTTAATTTAGCCTCAATGGTTTGCACAAACTCCTCATCACCTGTATATGCCAAATGGATTAAGTAATCAATCTCATCGTCATTCAACCCAAGCCACTCACTCCGTGGCTCAAATTGAGTAACCATCTTTTCTTTGAAGCCTTGATAACAATCAAAACTGTTCATCAATTTTAAAAGACTGAAACCATCTTCAGGGTCAAGGCTATACCTCTCCAAAATGTAATCCCTGTATTGCAATTCAAGTCGAAATGTTCTCATTGCGGCTTCAAATTGTTTTTCGGTCAGGTCACCAGCTTTTATTTCAGGTTGAACTGTTCTCATTGCTGCCTCGAATTGCTGTTCAGTCATTTTTGTCTCCTTTAAGTTTTAATTCCAAGTGCTTCCCTTGCAAATCGCAGAGTGAGTGGTTTTACTGGTTCTCCAGCCTGATGCCTAGCAATGTGGCGCCTTGCCCAATCTTTAGGGTCAGAAGTCTTTGGTTTTTCAGCAATCATTGTTCTCAACTTGCTTAATTCTTGATTGACTCTTTCGGGCATGGTTGAAGTGTGTTCAATCTTCAATGGCTCAATACGAGGTGCTTTCCTGCATAGATTCCTGAACTCAATGACATTTGGTGGGCGTTCTGGGAGGTTTTCAAGTGCCCAAGCAAGGTCAACGAGATGCGGAGCAAACCCAGACAATTCATGCGCCCAAGTGGTTTTTACATCAACCAGGGGAACATCTGCCCACATTTTTGACCAGGATGCGCCATAGGTTGCCCCTAAGCGTTCAAACAGTCTGTCAATGACTTTGATGGATAGGCTCATTTCAACTCCAAGAATGTTGCTTCAGAAATTGTGTTTTCTTCAGGCCACTTTCTGCCTGTCATTTCTTCCCAACGCTTTTTCCTGATTTCTTGGTCACGCTCCAGAAACGACTTTGTTTGCTTTCCAGCAATCTGTTCAGCTTTTGGTGAAACCCACTCAGCTTTAAAACTTTGCCATCCACGAACAACTGACTCCTTCAAAGCATCTTCCAAGGTGAACCCAGCTTTGTCAGCCTCCGCCTGTATGCCATCAATGACCAACTGGGTCACTTGGGCTTTCTTTGCTTTTCTGTGATTGACAAACTCCTGCCAAACAGATTGTGAAACGCCGTCAGGCGTTGCAACGCTAGTTGCTCTCTGTCTCTTCTCTTTCTCTTTCTCTGTCTCTGTCTCTGTCTCTGTCTCTGGGGTAGCAACTTGCACGCACTCTGCTAGCAATCCGCTAGCAACAATAAAGAATCCCTTATCAATCAATGGCTTAACACCATCTTGATAGTCTTTAGGGGTAATGTGTAGCCTGAACACAAGCTCATCCAGTGAGCCATCAAAAGTGCCATCTTTGGACTCTGATGCTAGCAACCACATCAATGGTGCTAGCGCCTTGCTAGCAAGTGGCAAGCTCATATAGCTTCTGTCATTCAAAATAGAACGATGAAACTTTATCCAGGGTGGAGAGCGATGCTTATAGTGCTGAAAAGAAACCCAGTTTTTGGGAATTAATTGCATATACAACCTTAAGTCATAGGTTTAGTCGCCAAGGGAATTTACGGCAGGACGGGGACTAATCGTCTTTTCAGGAGCTACCCTAGCCGGATTCCCAAACATCATATCAGGCTTTGAAAATCTGCGTGTCGCCAAAGCGACTTGGATATTTCAGAAAATCGTAACATCCCCTGCGAAACACATTTCTTCTCAATTCTTTGCCATCATAGATTTCTTTCACAGACCCATTCTCAATCCTCATGGCTGCACCACTGATGGCCCGATTCATCTCCATGCGCCCATACTCAGTTAAATGCCACTTCTCTTGATGGTTGATGACATAGCCAAATTGCTCCAAATCTGGCAGGTATCTTTGATAGTGAAACGATACAGAGTTGTTGTCTGTATAGCTGTGGGTCATTTCAAGCATTGTCCTTGGGCCACCTGATAGGCGCTTGAGTAATGCTCTGTGAGTGAGGTTTAAACGCATTTGCTTGTCTCCAAAAACCTCAGTATGATGGTATTTATAGTTTTATGCACTAGGGAAAACACCTATTCCACGCATCTTTTTTCTGTGCGACAGTCCCATCACTGCGCTTTTGCAGTGTTTGACAGGAGTTACAAATGCCAACTGATGAGGAACAATTCAAATACGAGTGTTGGGCAATAGTTCAAGAACTTGATCCAGAGGACATTGCTGATGCTATCCAAGACAGCGTTGCACTGGTTGAGGCCATCAAAGCAAACCATGCTGAAGATGTTGCTTCAATCGTGATGAACAGAGTAGAACTCAAGGTGCGCCGCAGGGCTGAACTGCGAGTGTTTGATGTTGTCAAAACACAATGGATTGATGACATAGAAGAGTTGCAGCACTATCGCAATATCCGCATTGAACGAGTCCAAAAAGCCCTTGAAGAGCGCAAGATCACAGCGGCTAAAATGGATGGCCCTTTCAAAGAAATGTTTGACGAGTGAGGATGCTATGAAAATGAAATCACGCTTACAAGACATTATTGGAGACAACTCAGATGAAACATTTGACGATTGCGATCAAACGAGTCCTATCTTATTTCGAGATTGTGACTTCGCAACCCAAGTTGCCTATCTTGCACAAAGAGAAAACACCAGCAAGGATGACCCTTCCAACACTCTTAATCACAGACCCTAAATTTGTCTATCAAAGTGCAGCTTGCACAGACATTTCACAAACATTTCAAAAGGCTAAAGATGAGCGACTTCAACGATTACGCAACGATGCTGATGGCAATCGAACAAAAGACCAAAGCACTGGAGAGCAAGTGTCTAAACAAAAACTACGCAGGGTTCACGGGTGACATCACTGCAATTCAGCATGAACTCACGATGCTGACAATGTGGATCACACAAGCACAAGGAGAGCAAATTAGGGAAAACACCTATAGAATTCTCAACAAAGTCTGACACAATTAAATCTCACTTTTCAACAGGAGTTACGAATGAATGTATATCAAAAACTGAATGAGGCCCGCGATGAATTTCACCAAGCCAAACTCAAGAAATCAGGTCACAACAAGTTTGCAAATTACTACTATTTTGAACTTGGTGACTTTGTAATACCAGCATTAGAAATCTTCAAGCAAATTGGTTTGACTTCCATCATCAGCTTTGGCAAAGAAGAAGCCAGCATGACGATTGTGAACAACGACAAGCCAGAAGATCGAATCATTCTCACAAGCCCAATGTCTTCAGCAGCCCTCAAGGGTTGCCATGAAGTGCAGAACCTGGGTGCTGTTCAAACCTATCTGCGCCGCTACCTTTGGGTGGCTGCGCTTGAGATTGTTGAGCATGATGCCTTGGATGGCACTGTTGGATCAGACAAGAAGACTATCAAGCCTACAGATGGAGTCATTGTCTCCAAGGATAGGCAGAACATCATTGCAGATGTTGCCATCGCCATTGCCGACAGAATCAACGCAGATGACTTGATCGGTGCTTATGAAGAATACCTGGGAATCCATGACCAGGAGGAAAAGGTGGCGTTATGGGCATTGCTTCCAAGCAATGTGCGTAGTGCATTGAAGAAACATGGTGAATCTTTGAAAGGCTAAATATGGAAAAGAAAGCAATAGATCAAGACTATGTTTTGTCTGCATTTGACTATCAAGATGGTCAATTGATCCGTAAGATTGGCAGAATAAACGAAATTGGCTCTATTGCTGGATGTGTTCATAAAGGTACTGGATATATTCTTATCAAAATAAAGTCAAAATCATTTAAAGCACATCGCTTGATTTTTTTGTATCACTATGGATATTTTCCAGAGTTTGTTGACCATATTGATGGCAACAAGCAAAACAATTTAATTGAAAATTTAAGAGAGGCAAGCAAACAAGAAAATTGCCAAAATCAAAAGGTTAGATCAACAAATAAATCTGGCTATAAAGGAGTTAAATGGATTGAAAATTGTAAAAAATGGCAAGTTGAAGTTTGCAAAAACTACAAACAATTGCGTTTTGGCAGATATGAAGATTTAGAGTTAGCTGGCCTTGTTGCTATGGAAGCAACAGATTTAATACATGGCAGATTTTCTGCTTACAAAGGAGTTTTAAATGGACAAGAAAGATAACAGTGGAGTTTTGTTCCGCAACGACAAAAAGGAATCAGCTAACCAGCCTGATTACAAGGGAAACATCACTGTGGATGGTGTTGAATACTGGCTATCAGCATGGATCAAAGAGGGAAAAAGTGGCAAGTTCATGGGCTTGGCAGTCAATCCCAAGGATGCACAACCTCCAGCAGCTAATCCTAAAAAGATAGTTTATTCGGATGACGATATTCCTTTTAATTAGAACTGGTCTATAATGGTTGTATTGCCAGCACAGGAGTACAACATGGTTAGTTCTAAAGAGTGTTTTAAGTGCAAAGCCGTTAAGCCATTAGAGG